ATGATGGTGCGCACCTTGCAGGGCGACACCGTCGACGCGCTGTGCTGGCGCCATTACGGCCGCACGGACGGCACCGTCGAAACCGTGCTTGAAGCCAACACCGGGCTCGCCAGCCTCGGCGTCGTGCTGCCGGCCGACACGCCCGTCCATTTGCCGCCGCTCGACACCGCCACACGCGCACGGCCGTTGCTGCAACTGTTTGACTGACCCTGGAATCGCCTGCATGGCCGAACCGAACCTCACCACCGCCGCGATGCTGTCCGCCGCGATCGGCGTCGCCGGGCTCGCGCCCGGCATCGACGGCAACGCGCTGATCGGCGCGTTCACCGGCGCCGCGCTCGTGGTCGTCACGTCGAAGGAGATCGGCGTCGCACGGCGCGCCGCCTACCTGCTGATCTCGCTCGCGATGGGCTATCTCGCCGCACCCGAAATCGTCGGCGCCACCCCGATCCATTCGACGGGCGTCGCCGCGTTCTTCGCGGCCGCGCTCGTCATCGCCGTCACGCTGCAGCTCATCGAACGGGTCAAGACGCTGGACCTGCTCGCGCTGTTCCGCAAGGGGGGATGACATGCCGCTCCCGCTCGTGCTGATCGCGCTCTGCGCCCACGTCGCCGTGCTCGTGCGCGTGCTCACCTACCGGCGCAACGGCGCGCGGCACCGGCATCGCGCGTCCTGGTTCGCGTGGGTCGTCGTGGCGGTCGCCGGCGGCGCATCGATCGAATTGCTGCTGCATGCCGGCTCCGTCGGCTTCTTCGAAGCAGCCACCGCGGTGCTGCTGGCGATGTCCGTCTGCGGCACGCGCGGCAACGTCGCTCGCCTGCTCAGGAGTGAATGAATCATGAAGACCCGCCGCCTCGGCGACCACGGCGACGACGTCGGCCTGCTGCAACGCCGGCTGGTCCGCGCCGGCTATCCGGTGCCGGTCACGCACGTCTATGACGCGGCGACCGAAGCCGCCGTGATCGCGCTGCAACGGAAGACCGGCCTCGTCGACGACGGCATCGCCGGCCCGAAGACCTGCGCCGCGCTGGCCACCGGCCAGCGCGATCCGGCACACCTCGCGCTCGCCGATCTCGAACGGGCCGCCCGCACGCTCGACGTGCCGCTCGCGTGCATTCGCGCAGTCAATGAAGTCGAATCGCGCGGCGCCGGGTTCCTGCCCGACGGCCGGCCCGTGATCCTGTTCGAACGCCATGTGTTCTGGAAGCGGCTGCAGGCACGCGGCATCGATCCCGCGCCGTTCGCGGCACGACAGCCGGACATCGTGTCGCGCACGCGCGGCGGCTATCGCGGCGGCGCAGCGGAATACACGCGCCTCGCGACGGCCGAGTCGATCGATGCCGGCGCCGCATGGGAATCCGCGAGCTGGGGCGCGTTCCAGGTGATGGGCTATCACTGGGAACGCCTCGGCTATGCCGGCATCGACGAATTCGTCGCGTGCATGGAAAAAGGCGAAGCGGCGCACCTCGACGCCTTCGTCCGTTACATCGCGGCCGACAACGCGCTGCGCCGCGCGCTCGGCACCCGCCAGTGGGCCGCATTCGCACGCGCGTACAACGGCCCCGACTACGCGGCGAACCTCTACGACGTGAAGCTCGCGCGCGCCTATGACCGCTATGCGTCGCAGTCGGCCGCGCCGACCCCGGGCGGATCCGCACCGCCCGGCGCCCCGTCCGACGCATGAACGGGCTCGCCGCGAAATTCGCCGCCTGCCTCGCCGCGCTTGCCGCGTGCACCGCCGCGGCGCTGTACCTGCATGCGTTGCGCGCCGACCTCGGCGCCACACGGCAGCAACTCGTCGATGCACGACAGGCGCTTGCCGGGCGCGACGACGTCATCGCGCGCCTGCGCCGGGACACGGCCGAGCGCGCACGACAGCAGGCCCGGCTCGACCGTTCGCAGGCCGCGATCGCATCGAAGCTCGACGCCACTCGACTTGAAAACCGGAGATTGACCGATGAAAACGCCGCGCTTCGCGCCTGGGCTGACACTCGTCTGCCTGACGATGTTGTCCGCCTGCAAGCCAGTCCCGCTCTCACCGGCGCCGACGCTTACGTCGAATACGTGCCAGGCGGTGAGCCCCTGCACGCTGCCGATGCTAGCGCCCCGCACCAACGGTGAACTCGATGCCGCGCTCACGCTCGCGAAGGCGGCCTGGGCGACCTGCGCGGCGCAAGTCGACATGATCGCGACGTGCCAGGCCGGCACGCCCGCCCCCGATCACGGAGCGCATCCGCATGATTAAGCCGGACAGCCTGCGGCGGGCGCTCGTCGCCGCAATCCCGTCACTGGGGACCGAGCCGGGCGCGCTGACCGTGCTCGTCGAGCAAGGATCGATCGCGACGACCGGCACGCTGACGCCGTCGTTCGAATACCGGTACACGGCCCACGTGCTCGCGACGAATTTCTCCGGCGACACGGATCCCGTGTTCGTCGCGCTCGTCGAATGGGTCCGCAAGAACCAGCCGGATCTCGTGACGAACCCTGCCGCGCGCGCGACCGGCATCGCCTTCGAGGTCGGCATTCGCGACCAGGCCGCAGCCGACCTGTCGATCCGGCTGGCGCTGACGGAAAGCGTCAACGTCGCCACCGGGCCAGACGGCCGGCACGTGATCACCCACGTCGACGACACGCAGGTCGATCCGGCCGACACGCTGACCTGGGTCGCGCTGCCGCAGATCCGGTAAGCCCGGCCGGCGGCAGCCCGTCTTCCTGCACGCGATATCGGCGCCGCGAGCGGTCAAGAGGACGCCGCGCGCCGCGCGGTTTTCTGCTGCGTTCATACATCAGGTAAGCCCAGCGGGCGGTGGCCCGTCTTCCTGCATACGGCATCGGCGCCGCGTGCGGTCGAGCGAATACGGTGCTCCGTGCGTGCGCAGTGTTCCGCCGCATTCATTCGCCGCTGCAACGGCTGCGCATCGCAGCCGGACATTTCGTTTCGCCCACCTCCTCTCACCTGCCGTGGTGAATCCGCATGTCGCGATCGCACCGCCGATCGCCGGCTCGCTCATTGCCGTCGAATCGGCCGATGTCGACGATGCGCGCTACGTCGACGGCGTCGCTCGTGGCGACACTTCCATACGCTCGCCCTACCGGCTCCCCGCAGCACAACGCCCGTCTGCATTTCACCGCCACGCAATCCGTCGCCCCTCCGCCCTGTCGCCCTCCCTCCCGGCATCGATCCACTCACGCATTCAGCCTCGCGACGAGATCGCCCGGGCGCACGACGCCATCCTCACGCTGACCGGTGATGCGATTCTCGACGCGTGCCTTCGCGCCGGCATCCGGCGCGCGCTGTCCTCGTTGCGACGACACAGGCCATCGCTCGCGCCCCGGTCGCCCGGCCGTCACCATGGCTGCATGGACGCAAATGAAATTCAACGGCAAGCCCGCAACGCGGTGCGCAAGGGAACGATCCTCGCGGTCGACCATGCGGCCGCTTTGTGCCGCGTCTCGGTCGGCGACGCCGACGGCAACGGCCTGCAGACCAACTGGATTCCGTGGGTCGCCGGCACCGCCGGCGGCACGCGCGACTGGCTGCCGCCGACGCCGGGCGAACAGGTCGTGCTGCTCTGCCCGATGGGCGATCCGGCGCAGGGTGTCGCGCTGCGCGGCGTCTATTCGAATGCCGCGCCGGCACCCGCCTCGAGCCCGGACACCCACGCACGCGTGTACCCCGACGGCGCAAGCATCACGTACGACCACGCCGCGCATGCGCTCACGGCCGAGCTGCCCGCCGGCGCGACCGTGCGCGTCGTCGCGCCGGGATCGGTCGTGGTGCAGACCCGCGACGCCACCGTGAAGGCCGACAGCATCACGTTCGACGCGCCGCAGACGACCTGCACCGGCGCGATGACGGTCAAGGGCCCGTTCGCATTCGAAGCCGGCATGACCGGCACCGGCGGTGCCGGCGGCGGCGCCACGATGCAGATCGACGGCGCGGCCACCTTCACCCGCGAAGTGAAATCCCAGGGCATCAGCCTCCCGCATCACACGCATCGCGAACAGGGCGATGGACAACTCGTGAGCGCACCGCAATGAAAGGCATGAACGCGAACACCGGCCGCTCGATCTCGGGCCTGGACCACTTCTACCAGTCGATCGGCAGGATCGTGACGACGCCGCTCGCGTCGTGCGTGAAACGCCGCACGTTCGGCTCCGAGCTGCCCGACCTGATCGACGCACCCGGCAACGGCACCGTGCGCACCCGGCTGTACGCGGCCGTCGCGACGGCGCTGATGCGCTGGGAACCGCGCCTGACGCTCACCCGCGTCGTGCTCGCCGCGGACGACGCGAATGCGGCGGCCGGGTCGGTCTATCTCGACATCGAAGGCTGGACCGGCGAGAACGGCACGGCCGTGTCGACGCGCGTGCCGATGACGAACGGGAGCCCGGCATGAGCGTGACGCCGATCGACCTCTCGCAGCTGCCGTCACCCGACGTCGTCGAGACGATCGACTACGAAACCCTGCTTGCCGCGCGCAAGGCACGGTTCGTGTCGCTCTACCCGGCCGACGAACAGGCCGAGATCGCCGCGACGCTCGCGCTCGAATCGGAGCCGATCGTGAAGCTGCTGCAGGAAAACGCGTACCGCGAGATCGTGCTGCGGCAGCGCGTGAACGACGCCGCGCGCGCCGTGATGCTCGCCTACGCGGTCGGCACGAACCTCGATCATCTCGCGGCGCTGTTCGGCATCCGGCGCCTGACGATCACGCCCGCCGATCCGGAACACAACATCGCGGCGGTCATGGAAAGCGATACCGACCTGCGCGCCCGCACGCAGCTCGCGCCGCAGAGCCTGTCCGTCGCCGGCCCCGAAGGCGCGTATGTCTCGCACGCACGCAACGCGGACGGCCGCGTGCTGGACGCGTCGGCGGTCAGCCCGGCCCCGTGCGAAGTCCTCGTCTCGGTGCTGGCGCGCGATGGCGACGGCACGGCGGACCCGGCGCTGATCGCCGCGGTGGCGGCCGCGCTGCAGGCCGACGACGTGCGGCCGCTCACCGACAAGGTCACGGTGCGCGGCGCGGAAATCCTGCGCTACCAGGTGCGCGCGCGGCTCGTGTTCTTTGCCGGCCCGGATCGCGCGGTGGCGCTCGCGGAAGCCAACCGCGCGATGAAGAAATACACCGAATCCATGCACCGCCTCGGGATGGAAGTCACGCTCGACGGGATCTATGCGGCCGCCCGCGCGGCCGGCGTGCAGAAGGTGATCCTCGAAAGCCCGCTCGCCGGCCTGCCGGCGACGAAGCAGCAGGCGCCGTACTGCACCGGAATCGAGCTGATCGACGGCGGGGTGTACAGCAATGAATGACGTCCTCCCGCCGAACGCGACGCGGCTCGAGCGCCGGTTCGCGGCGACGAACGCGCGTATCAACGACGTGCCGACGCCGCTCGCGACGCTGATGAATCCGGACGCGATCCGGTCCGACCTGCTGCCGTGGCTCGCATGGCACCTCGGCGTCGACGCGTGGAAGGACTACTGGCCCGAGTACGTGAAGCGCGCCCGGGTCGGCCAGGCGATTCCGATCGCCCGCCGCAAGGGCACCGCCGCCGCGGTGCGCGAAGTCGTCGCGGCGTTCGGCGGAAACATCGTCCTGCGTGAATGGTTCGAGCAGCGCCCGCCGGGCCGGCCCGGCACGTTCGACCTCGTGATGACCGTCAGCGGCCAGGAAGGCAAGCCGCCGACCGCCGAATACGTCGCCGACATCCTCGCGGAGATCGACCGGACCAAGCCGGTACGGGCGCACTACACGTTCACGCAGGGCTTCGAGATGCGGGGCCGACAACCGGTCGGCGCCGCCGCGCGCGTGGCGGCCTATCGCCGCCTGAACCTCACCGACTACTGATCGCACATGGCAACCCAGATCATCATCACCGACGCCGGCCGTGCCGCGCTCGTCGCCGCCGGCAACGGCGGCACGAATACCCACCAGGTCGTGGAAATCGGCCTGGCGAACGCGCCGTTCGTCGCCGACAAGGGGCTCACGAAGCTGCCGAACGAGCTGAAGCGGATCAAGTCCTTCGGCGGCGCCAACGTCGCGCCGGACACGATTCATACGACGCTCAAGGACGACTCGACGGACCAGTACTCGCTGTACGGGTTCGGCCTCTACCTCGAGAACGGCGTGCTGCTGGCCGCGTATGGCCAGACGACGCCGATCATGGAGAAATCGCCGGCCGCGTTGCTGCTGCTGTCGTCCGACATGCAGTTCACGGCGCTCGACGCGACGCAACTCGTGTTCGGCGACGCATCGTTCCTCAATCCGCCGGCGACCACCGAGCGGCAAGGCGTGGTCGAGCTGGCGACGCAGGCGGAAGTCGATACGGGCAGCGACGACACGCGTGCCGTCACGCCGAAGACGGCCGCGGCGCGATACGCGGCGTTGACCGGCGCGAAGTTCACCGGCCCGGTCGTCACCGAATTCGATGCGGGTCCGGACACCGCGCACGTGTCGATTCGCCCCCCGTCGGGCAAGACCGGCCGCGAAAGCCGGTTGCGCCTGCATGGCACGTTCGGCGGCAACAACGCCGATACCGGGACGCGCCTGATCGCCACGATCCGCTCCGGCTTCGACAACGGCGCGTGGGGACGCGAGTACGTCGACCTGTGGCTGAACCGTACCGGTAACGACAACCAGTCCGACGCGAACCAGGCGCGCGCATTGCGCGTCGGCTACGGCGGCCGCGTGCTGGTGGGTGACGTCAAGAATGACGACGGGAATTCACGCCTGCGTGTCGGCGGCGATATCGCCGTCGAAGGCACGAGCAATTCGAAGAATTCAACGATCGACGGCGGCGCCGGCAACTTCTCGACACTGTTCTTTGCTGACGGCGGCAAGTTCCGTTGGTCGATGTTCAAGCGCGATGGCGCGGCAACCGGCGGGAATAACGGCAACGACTTCGGCATGAACGCGTTCGCTGACGACGGTGTCACGCAGTTCCCCGCGTTCCGCGTCAGCCGCGGCAACCAGACGTTTTCGGTCGCGAAGCGCCTGACCGTCGGCGACATCGGCGATGACGGCAGGAACGCGATCCAGGTCGGCGGGAGCGCCACGTTCGCGGGTGGATTGACCGCGCGTGAAATGGACGCCACGGGCTCCCATTTCCGTGCGATCTCCAACGGCTACGGTGCCTTCCTGCGCAATGACGGCAAGGATGTCTACCTGCTGTCGACCGACAAGGGGGATCCGGATGGCCAGTGGAATGATTTCCGCCCGTTCTCCTGGTCGCTCATCAGCGGGAACGTCCTCATCAATGGCAACGGAGCCTCGACGACCATTGGCGGCGATCTCGTAGTCGGAAAAACTACGGACGAAGGACGCATCAGGGTCGGTCCCACCGACGGCTACTTTTATGCAAATGCCCAGACGGTCGGCTGGTGGAGAAACAACGACTCGTTCCAGTACTTCATGGAAGACCGCACCTTCCGCGTAAACGGCAAGCGGGTGTGGCACGCCGGCAACCTCACGCCGCTCGATCGCGCGACGGGCGGCACGCTGTCGGGCGATCTCTGGTTCGACGCGGGCAAGCGGCTGTTCCTGTCCGAAGGCAGCGCGCAAGTACCGTCCCTCACGTTCATCAACGACGGTGCGCCGGACACGGGCCTGTATCACATCAGCGACGGGGCGTTCGGCGTTACCTGCAACGCGACCGCACAGGTGACGTTCACGCCCGGCGGCACCGTCTTCCAGACACCCGTGCGAGGTCCCACGCCCGCGGCAGGTGACCGATCGACCGCACTCGCCACGACCGAATGGGTGCTGGCCGCGCTGTCGACGACGTCTGTCGGCCAGATCATCTTCGAGCCGCGCACGTCGGTGCGCGCCGGCTTCCTGAAGGCGAACGGTGCGCTCGTCAAGCGCGCCGACTACCCCGCGCTGTGGGCCTACGCGCAGGCCAGCGGTGCGCTGGTGACGGAAGACGAATGGCCGAAGGGCCTCTGGGCCAGCTTCTCGTCCGGTGACGGCTCGACGACGTTCCGCGTGCCGGAGCTGCGCGGCGAATTCATCCGGTGCTGGGACGACGCCCGCGGCATCGACGCCAATCGCATCCTCGGCTCGTGGCAGGACAGCGCGAACCGCTCGCACGGCCACGGCGCGAGCGCGGCCGCAGTCGGCGATCACGCGCACTCCGCGTGGACCGATGCACAGGGCTGGCACGGTCACCACGGCTGGACCGGCGGAGCGGGCGGACACAACCACAACAATGGCGCATTCAGCCGTCTGCTGCGCCCGCCCTACGGCGGCTCATTGACCGGTTCCGATCAGACGGGCAGCGGGTCGGAACAAGCAGTCGGTCCCGGCGACTCCCAGGACATCGTCGGTGTCGGCGACCACGGCCACGAATTCAACACCGAAGGCGCCGGCACGCACGGCCACAACGTCGGCATCGGCGCCGCCGGCAATCACAGCCACGCCATCACCGTCAATCTCGACGGCGCCAACGAATCGCGTTCGCGCAACGTCGCGCTGCTCGCGTTGATCCGCGCTTATTAACCTGGACCCCGAAACATGCTGATCCACCACTACAACCAGTCGACCGGCGAATACCTGAGCAGCGGCCAGCCCGACGCCGATCCGCGTAACCCCGAACGCTGGCTCGTGCCGTCATGGGCGACGTTCGACATGCCGCCGGCGCGCACGCCGACGTCCTGGCCGTTCTACCGCGACAGCGCGTGGACGCTGTTGCCGGATTTCCGCGGCCGCCTCTGCTATCGCACCGACACGGGCGAAGCCGTCGAAATCGCGACGGCCGGCAAGACGCCCGACGAACTCGGCCTGACGACACAAGCGCAACCGTCGCCGCGCCACGCGTGGATCAACGGCGCGTGGGCGATTCCGGCCGCGCTGCTCGAGCGCGAAAAACGCGACGCCGCGATGGCCGAGTTCGAGCGCCGCCTGGAAGCCGCACGCAAGGCGAACGCCGGCAAGGCCGATGCCTACGCCGCGGGCCTGCTCGATGACGAAGGCATCTACTACTTCAAGGCCTGGTCGGCCTACCAGATGGCACTCGTTTCGGTCATCCAGGCCGACACGTTCCCCGATTCGGTGACGTGGCCGACTACGCCGGCGCCGTACGTACCGCCTCCGCAGCCGGAACCGCAGCCGGAACCGGAACCCGAGCCGCAGCCGGAATCGAAGCCCGAGCCTGAGCCCCAGCCGGCCCCCCAGCCCCAGCCCGACGAACCCAGCGCACCTGCAGCTCCGGTCGCGGACCCCGCGGCCTGATCCGCACGGGATTTCTCCCGTTCTCTTTCATCTGATCTGCACACACAGGAGCCACACACCATGCCGCAGGATTACCACCACGGCGTACGCGTCATCGAAATCAACGAGGGCTCGCGCCCGATCCGCACCGTGTCGACGGCCGTCGTCGGCATCGTCTGCACCGCGTCCGACGCCGATGCCACCGCATTCCCGCTCGACACGCCCGTCCTTCTGACCAACGTCGTTGCCGCGCTCGGCAAGGCCGGCACCAAAGGCACGCTGCGCCGCACGCTCGATGCGATCGGCCGGCAGACCAAGCCCGTCACGATCGTCGTGCGCGTCGCCGAAGGCAAGGACGCCGCCGAGACGGCGACCAACGTGATCGGCACCGTCACCGCCGACGGCAAGTACACCGGCATGAAGGCGCTGCTCGGCGCGCAGGCACGCTTCGGCGTGAAGCCGCGCATCCTCGCGACGCCGGGCCTCGACACGCAACCCGTCGCCGCGGCGCTCGCGTCGATCGCACAGTCGCTGCGCGCATTCGCGTACGTGTCGGCCAACGGCTGCAAGACGAAGGAAGAAGCCGTCACCTATCGCAAGCAGTTCAGCCAGCGCGAACTGATGGTCGTCTGGCCGGACTTCCTCGCATGGGACGACACGACCAACAAGACGATCGTCGTGCCGGCCACCGCGTATGCGGCCGGCCTGCGCGCGAAGATCGACAACGACACGGGCTGGCACAAGACGCTGTCGAACGTCGGCGTGAACGGCGTCACCGGCATCAGCGCCGACGTGTCGTGGGACCTGCAGGATCCGGCGACGGACGCGGGCTTCCTCAACGAGCAGGACGTGACGACGCTCGTGAACCGCAACGGCTTCCGCTTCTGGGGTTCGCGCACGTGCTCGGACGATCCGCTGTTCGCGTTCGAGAACTACACGCGCACCGCGCAGGTCATCGCCGATTCGATCGCCGAAGCGCAGATGGCCATCATCGACGGCCCGCTCAACCCGTCGCTGCCGCGCGACATCATCGAAACGATCAACGCCAAGTTCCGCGAATGGATCTCGCAGGGCTACCTGATCGGCGGCTCGGCCTGGTACGACCCGGAGCCGAACACGACCGACGTGCTGAAGTCCGGCAAGGCGTATCTCGACTACGAATACACGCCGGTTCCGCCGCTCGAAAACCTGATGCTGCGCCAGCGCATCACCGACCGTTACCTCGCCGATTTCGCCGCGCGCGTCAGCGCGTAACGACCGGCCTCACCAGGAGTCAAACACGATGGGTATGCCTCGCAAACTCAAGGGATTCAACCTGTTCCAGAACGGCGAGAACTTCGTCGGCCAGGTTGTCGAAGTCACGCTGCCGAAGCTCACGCGCAAGATGGAGGACTACCAGGGCGGCGGCATGAGCGGCCCGATCAAGGTCGACTTCGGGCAGGAAGGGATCCAGCTCGAATGGACCTGCGGCGGCTTCATGCGCTCCGTGCTCGGGCAATACGCGATCACGAAGCACGACGGCGTGCTGCTGCGCTTCGCCGGCGGCTACCAGTCCGAGGATTCGACCAACGTCGACGCGATCGAGATCGTCATCCGCGGCCGCCACAGCGAAATCGACCCGGGCACCGCGAAGTCGAAGGAAGACACCGCGTTCAAGGTCACGACCGTCGCCAGCTACTACAAGCTGTCCGTGAACGGCCAGGACGTGATCGAGATCGACTTCGTCAACATGGTCGAGAAGGTCAACGGCAACGACCTGTTCGCAGCGCTGCGCAACGCGATCGGCCTGTAATCCGCCGCCCGGCCGGTTACGCCGGCCGGGCCTGCCCTCCGCACTTCCCCCCGACAGATCACCGACAGGACCACCATGAATCCGATGCAACCCGACCCGGCCGCGAACGACTCGCAGGCCGATGCGTCCGCCGTCACCGCGATCGCCGCGCCCGACCAGGACGATCCGGCCACCCACACGCTCGACACGCCGCTCGTGCGCGGCAACCAGACGATCACGTCGATCACGCTGCGCAAGCCGAAATCGGGCGAGCTGCGCGGCGTATCGCTGTCCGATCTCGTCAGCCTCGACGTCGTCGCGCTGTCGAAAGTACTGCCGCGCATCAGCTCGCCGATGCTGACCGAAGCCGACGTCGCCGGCATCGACCCCGCCGACCTCGTGCAGCTGGGAGGCATCTTCGCCGGTTTTTTGATGCCGAAGGCCGTGAAATCCCGACTGGCCTCCCAGACCGCGTAGAAGACCCGATGGCAGACATCGCGACGGTGTTCGGCTGGACACCGCCCGTGATGGATGCCTTCAGCCTGGCCGAGCTGATGGACTGGCGCGAGCGCGCACGAGTACGCGCCGGCGCCCAATGAGCGAAACGATCGACGATGGACAACACCACGAAACTGCGCGTCATGTTCGACATGGTCGACAACATGACGAAGCCCCTGCAAATGATGCTGACCGGCAACCAGGGGCTGGCCGATTCGCTGCGGGCCACCCGCCGCGAGCTGGATGACATGGCGAAGATGCAGAAGCGCATCGGCGAGTTTCGCGACTTGCGCGGCGGCGTGGCGAAAACCGCGTCCGAGCTCAAGACGGCCAAGCTGCGTGTCGGGGAGCTGCGCATCGCGCTGCGCGCCTCCGGTCCGCCGTCGCGCCAGATGATCGACGACTTCGCCCGGGTGCAGCGCTCGGTCTCCGACCTGACGGCCACGCAAGGCAGGCAGGTCTCACGCATTCGCGAACTGCGCACCCAGCTGGTCGGTGCGGGTATCGACACGCGCCATCTCGACCAGCACGAATTCGCGCTGGCCACGAACAGCGCGCGACGCAGGTCGAAGATGACGGCCGACACGGACGCGTTCGACGACGCGCGCCGCCAGCGCGCCGACGCCCGGCGCGCGAAGATCGACGCACTGCGCGGCGTCGGCGAGAAGTGGGCGAAGCGCGGCGACGCGGTCAAGGGCGTCGGCAAGAACATGCTCGGCATGCTGTCCGATCCGCTCGACACCGCGAAGCAGGCCGAAAGCGAGACGCTGCGCATGCGTGCGCAAGGCGCATCGGCCGACGCCGTGACGTTCGCGCGTGCACAGCGTGCCCAGGGCCTGTCGACCATCGACAACCTGGCGCTGATGCGCGAATCGCTGACCGAGCTCGGCGGCGACGAACAGCATGCGCGGGTCGCGCTGCCGCTGCTGTCCTCGATGAAATTCGCGAACGAGGCGCTGTACGGCAAGGACGACGCGAAGGCGAACGTCGACAAGTTCATGAGCATGCTGAAGGTGATCGACCTGCGCGGCGGCACGAAGAGCGAAGCGGCGTTCGGCGCCGAAGCGAACATCGTGCAGAAGATGCAGACGGCGACCGGCGGCAAGGTCAGCGGCGACGAGTGGAACAACTTCGCCGAATCGGGTGGCAACGCGGCGAAGAAGTTGCGCACGGACGCGTTCTACTACCAGATGCAGCCGCTCATCGAGAAGCTGGGCGGCAAGTCGGCCGGCGCAGGCCTGGCCGCACTGTCCGGCAGCGCGCTCGAGGGCAAGGCGACCCCGCTCGCCGCACAACGGCTGGCGGCGCTCGGCCTCGTCGATCCCAAAGGGCTCACGCACCGGAAGAACGGTGCGATCGGCGGGCTCAAGCCGGGCGCGCTGGCGGGCAGCGACATGCTGCAGGCGTCGCCGTTCGAATGGCTCGAAAAGGTGCTGCTGCCGAAGCTCGCCGCCAAGGGGATCACGAGCCCCGACAAGGTGAAGGCCGAGCTGGCGAAACTGTTCCCCGACAAGGCCGCGGGGAACCTGCTCACGACGATGTATGACCAGCGCGAGCAGATCCACGACACCGAGCGGCAGAGCGCCGCCGCCGACGGCGTCACCGGCATGCGGGCGAAAGCCGCGGATTCGACCGCGGGCCGCGAACTCATCGTCCTCGCGCAGTTGCGCGACCTGAAGCTCGAGATCGGCGAGAAGATCACGCCGATGTACAACGCGGCGCTGGACGTCACGGCCACCGTGCTCGAGAAGATCGTGAAGTTCGTGCGCGAACACGGCACGGCGACCCGCATCCTCGCCACGGTTTTCGCAGGGCTGGGCGGCGCACTCACCGTCGCCGGCACGCTGGCGAGCGTTTTCGGCAACGTGCTCGGATCGGTGAACGTGCTCCGCTTCGCGACGTCGATCGTCGGCGCGTTCAGGCTCGTCGGGCAGGCATTCATGGTGCTCGGCCGGCTGGCGCTGGCGAATCCGCTGATGGCCGTGATCACCCTGATCGCGGGGGCCGCCATCTACGTCTGGCAGAACTGGGACACGCTCGGCCCGAAGTTCCTCGCGCTGTGGGAAACGATCAAGGAGGCGTTCGGCGCGGCCGGTGACTGGATCACCGCGAAATGGGACGCCACTGTCGAGTGGGTGAAGACCACGCTCGGCGGCATCGGCGACTGGTTCGGCGACCTCGGCACGCGCTTCCAGGAAATCGGCGCCAGCCTGGTGTCCGGGCTCGTCGACGGCATCAAGAGCCGCTTCGCCGCACTGAAGGAAACGATCAGCGGCCTGGGCAGTTCGGCGCTCGGCTGGCTCAAGGAAAAACTCGGCATGCAGGCTTCGACCACGCCCGACGACGGCACGGCCGGCGCCGCTGCCGGCGCCCCGTCACTCATGGCCCGCACCGCCGCCGCGCTCACGACCACCGCCGCGCTGGCCGGCCCGCCCGCGTTTGCCGCGAGCCCGGCGATCGCCGCTGCCGCGCCGCTCGAGCGCTACAACCTGTCGCTCGACTACCGCGCGCCGCTCACGGCGCCGGCCGCCGCTGCCGCCAGCGCCGCGCCCGCGGCCGGCCCCGTCACCATCAACATCGCGCCGCCGCCCGGCGCCGATGCGGCCGAGATCGCGCGCATGGTGCGCGCCGAGCTCGAACGCACCGAACGCGCGAAGGCGTCGCGCGCCGGCTCGCGCCTGTCCGATTGATCGTTCGTTGAAGGAAACCCGCCCATGATGATGTCGCTCGACCAGTTCGTTTTCAGCCTGGCGACCACGCCCTACCAGGAGCTCCAGCGCCAGCGCAACTGGAAGCACCGCACCAGTTCGCGCATCGGCGTGCGCGATGCGAGCCAGTTCACCGGCGCCGGCGACGACACGATCACCCTGTCCGGCATCGTCGCCCCCGACAACGGCATCGGCGAGATCGCGTCGATCGAGGCGCTCGCCCGGATGGGCGACGCCGGCGACGCCTACGTGCTCGTCGACGGGAACGGCAACGTGTACGGCGCGTACGTCATCGACAGCCTCAACGAGACGGCCACGTATCACACGAAGGAAGGCATCGCGCGCAAGATCGCGTTCACGCTGACGCTCAAGCGCGTCGACGACGGCGTGCTGTCCGAACCGCAGCAGGACGACGAAAGCGGAGCGGACGAGCAATGAGCACGCTGGAACGCAAGCCGGGCGACGCGCAGGCCCGCGCGGGGCGCGTGCAGCCGCAGGCCGACTATCGGATCACGCTCGACGGCCGCGACCTGTCGCGCCTGATCGCGCCCAACCTCATCAGCCTGTCGCTGTCGGAATCGCGCGCGGACGAGGCCGACATGCTCGACCTGGTGCTCGACGACGCGCGCGGCACGTTCGCGATTCCGAAGCGCGGCGCGAACATCAAGCTGTCGATCGGCTGGGTCGGCGAGCCGCTCGTCGACAAGGGCGCGTTCACGGTCGACGAAGTCGAGCACAGCGGCGCACCGGACGTCATCACGATCCGCGCACGCTCGGCATCGATGACGAACGGCATGCACGAGCGCCGCGAGAAAAGCTGGCACCGGCAGACGATCGGCGCGATCGTGCGCACCATCGCGACACGCTACGGGCTCACGGCCGCCGTCGACGCCACGCTCGCCGCGATGCGGATCGACCATGTCGACCAGACGCAGGAATCCGACATGTCGTTCCTGACGCGCCTCGCCAAACGCTACGACGCGGTGATGACCGTGAAGGACAAGCGCCTGCTGTTCACGCCGATCGGCAGCGGCAAGACCGTCAGCGGCAAGCCGCTCGACGTGCTGGCCATCACGCGCGCGAGCGGCGACCAGCATCGCTACCACATCGCGCAGCGCGACGATTACACGTCGGTGCGCGCGCACTATCACTCGAACGGCAGTGCGCGGCGGCTGTCGGTGGTCGTCGGCGACGCGAAAGGCAAGAACGTCAAGGTGCTGCCCGAGGATTACGCAACGGAAGCCGAGGCCCGGGCGGCCGCGCAAGCCGACCACGCGCGCACGCAGCGCGGCCAGTCGACGCTGAGCTACACGCTCGCCCTGGGCCGGCCCGAACTGTTTCCCGAGATGCCCGTCACCGTGACGGGGTTCAAGCCGGAAATCGACGACACGCCGTGGCTCGTGAAGAAGGCGACGCATACGATCGGCGACGGCGGTTTCACGACCGCGCTCGAGCTCGAGGTACGCGACGCGCCAAAGAAGTCGGGGCGAACCGGCAAGCGCTGACGGGTGAAATGGCAAGCGGCGGCCGACGCCGCGATGCCCGGCACGCGATCGCGTGCGGGCGATCGCGGTGGCGAATTCAGGATCTCGGTGGGCGGGGCGAGGCAATGCGCGGGACGCGCGGCTCGGGTTCGATGCAGCGGCCGGAGCGAATGCCGGCCGGCGGGGATGGGGAGTGGCGGTTCAGCTCGATTGCTGACGCCCGCCGAGCGTCATGCGCTTGTCCCGCGCGTCGCCGCATTGCTGCAACGTGGCACGCGCATCGCGCAAATTGGCCATCGCCTGCAGCGCTGCCTCGAGCACCTGCCCGACCGACAGCATCGCGCTGTCGATCTTTGCGTGCGCGTCGGCCCGCTCGTCGTCGGTCAGGTCCGGACGATATCGCGGCGGGCCCATCGTCGATCCACGCGTGTCCGCGCGATGGTCGGCGTGCGCCGACGCGCCGATCGTCCCGATGTCGTGCTTCCTGTTGGTGTCCATTTTCCGGTCTCCGCAAACTCAGTCATCCACCGGGGGCCGCCTGACACGACGGGTCGCCTCGGAACGCCCCGCCGCCAGCTCGCCGGCTTTCAGAATGCTAAACCAATACTGTATGGATATACAGTGATTCGTCCGATTTTATCCGATGGCCTTGCGCGGCGCGCTCGGCGCACCGCCATGGCTTCGGGAAACGGAAAGGAGACGAGCCGCACGCGCCACGGCCCGGATCGGGCTGCGTGCGACCGCGTGTAGCGCGCTGCCGGCATGCACAGCAGCGCGGTGCGTCGGGCCGCGTGGCCGCTTATTTCTTCGGTTGCTTCGCCGCGCGTTCCAACTTCAGCCGCTCGACCTCGGCCATCGCGCGATCGACGTTTTCCGCCGTGCGCTGATCGAGTGCCGCGCGGCGATTCTCCGGCAGGCGCTTCGCGCGCCGCGGCGCCGCCGCCTGCACCATCGCGCCCGTGCTGATGCAGCTGGCGAGAAACGCGTGCAGCGATGCCTTGCCGGCGTCGTTGAGCTGCCGGTACATCGCCAGCACGTCGGCTTCGTCCGCGTCGCGGCCGCCGCCCTCCGACGCCGGTTCGCCTGCCGCGAACCGCTCGCCGGTCAGCACGTAGCCGATATCGACACCGATCTCGCGAACGGCCAGCAGATAGGACGCGTCGGGAGAGCGCTCATCCGACTCGTACGCCGACTGCGAGCGCCTCGCGACACCGCCCACGGTCGCAAACTCGTCCTGGCTGAGCCCGATCCGCAAGCGCTCGTCCCGCAAGCGACTCCCGATTTGTGTCATAAATTACCCATTAACAATTGACGCGCTGTTTTTTGCTCATTACACTGGCCTTACCCACTGGCCTTACCGTAACGCAAGACTATCTCGACAAAGTATACCGACCATGACCACTCCCAAAGGCCCGCGCCGTTCGCCGCGCGGCACGATGTCGGACAAACCCGTCTACGTAGGGCTGACGCCGCTCGAGCGCGGCGAGCTCGAGCAGCTCGCCGCACAGCGCAACCGCTCGATCTCCAGCATGGCGCGCGAACTGATCCGCATCGGCGCGAGCCATCTGCGCGCGATCGCAACGCCGCGCTCGCGCACCGCCGGCCGTTGAACCGGGCCCCTCATGTTCCGTCCCTTCGAACGCGCCCGACCGTCCGTGCCCGCAGCGTCGATTGTGAGCGACGCGCATGCCCGCACCAATCCGCCGATCGGCCAGCGATGCGGCCGGATCGCCCGCGCAGCCCACTGTCCGTCCGGTCATGCGCAGACTCTCGCCCGGAGCACGCCCCCATGCGAATCCTGAACCGTTGCCCGCACTGCCGCACCCGCGCCACCGCGCGCAGCAGCCGCGAAATGTCGCTGACGTTCCGCGAAATCACCTTCCAGTGCGCGAATCCGGAGTGCGGCCACACGTACGTCGTCAACATGGAATTCGCCCGCACGCTGTCGCCGTCCGCCGTCCCGAACCTCGCATTGCAGTTGCCGCTCTCGCCGCACGTCCGCGAACGCCTGGCCGCGCAACTCGAGCTGCCGGTCTGACGCCCTAACCCCTCGTTCCCGCGTTTCCCTCGCATCGTGCCCCGGTGGCGCGAGGGATCGCCTTTTTCATTGAAAAGGACACCTCATGATCCCGATCCACGCGGGCCGCACCGTCCGATGCCCCGCCAGCGCGGCGATTGCCCGCCACCCTGCGCACTGCGTACGGGTCGATTGCCCGGAGGCGCGCACATGAACCGCTACGCCACCGAACCCGCGCCGCACGACGCCGCGCTGCGCGCCGCGATCGCGGCGGCCGCCGATACGCTGAACTTCGACGCCCCGCCGGACAGCCCCGAGCGGCAACGCACGCTCGGCCGCTTCGTGTCGGCGCTCGCCGATCGCCTCGCGCTCGGTTTCCCGCAATCCGCCGCTGCGCTGCGCGCGCTCGCCGGTTCGCCGGCCACGACGGGCCATCCCGCGCCGCCCGCACCACCGCAACCCGAACGGCAGCAATGACCCCGATATGGCCTCGATCGACGAACTGAAACGACACATCGACCTGCACGACCTCGCCGGCCGTCTCGGCCTGAAACGCGGCCGCGGCGGCGACCGCGCGCTCTATCACTCGCCGCAGCACGCGGACCGGAGCCCGTCGCTGTCGATCTATGCGAATCATCCGAAGTACGGCACCGGCTGGCGCGATCACAGCGCCGACGCCGGCGGCTCGTGCATCGACCTCGTGATCCACGCGCGCGGCGGCACGGTTGCCGACGCCGTCCGCTATCTCCACGACGCGTACGGCCTCCCGTCCGAGCGCCCGGCGCCGGCCGAGCGCCGCGAGAAATCCACCGTCGAATACATCGCCGACCGCTGTACGGCCGAGCGCGAGCGCGTGCGCGACTACCTCGGCGGGCGCGGCATCTCCGCCGCGGCGCTCGACACGGCGTTCGCGGCGCGCACGCTCGGCTTCAACACGTGGACGAGCCCGAAGATCGCCGCCGGCGATGTCGGCCACGGCGGCCCCGCCGCCGCGTTCGTGGTGCGCGCGCCGGGCGATGCGCGCGTCGTCGCGGTCGACATGCGCTACGTCGACCCCGCGCTCAACGGCGGCGTCAAGACCCAGACCCAGGGCGACAAGGCCGGCTACGGCTGGACCGCCGACGCGCGCCGGCTCGACCGCGCCAGACGCGTGGTCATCGTCGAAAGCGCGATCAACGCGCTGTCGATCGACACCTGCGCGCTGCCCGGCACGGCCGCGCTTGCGCTGCGCGGCCTCGCGAACGTCGAGCGCATCGACTTCGCGTTCCTGCGCGGCAAGCAGGTCACGATCTGCCTGGACAACGACGAGCCGTTCGCGGAAGGCCACCCGCGCGCCGGGCAGCGCCCCGGCCCCGAGGCCGCGTGGGCGCTCCACGAACGGCTGACCGCGCTCGACATCAGCGCCGTGCTGGTCGACCAGTCGGGCTGGCTGGCGGATCTGGCGGACGGCGACGCCGCGCGCGCGCCGATCAACGACGTGAACGACTACCTGCAGCTGCGCGGCGCGGCCGACCTGGCGCGCGCGCTCGACCAGCTCGAGCCGTGGCTCGTCGCCGGCCTGCCCGGCGACGCATCGCGCCGCGGCCGGCCGCGCATCTTCCTGCCAGCGCACGATTTCGCGCAGTACTGGCGGTTTCGCGTCCGGCCCGACTTCACGAACTACATCGCCAAGATGGATCGCAACGAGGAATCCGGCGTCGACACGCCGGTGATGACCGACCTGTGCGGCTTCCGCATCGCCGGCATCAGCCGCGTGGCCGTCGCGAGCGCGACGTCGACGATGACGGGTGACGCCGACCAGGCGCCCACCGTCTACTTCGCCGTGTCGGTGCAGGCGCCGCGGCACGGTGCGCAGCTGATCCGCCGCGTGATGCTCGACGACCAGCTGCACAACGTCGACCAGTGGAGCAAGTTCGGCCCGATCTGGGCGCCGGCGCCGTTCAAGCGGATGGTGAACATCCTCGAGCGCGGCGCCGACCTCGGCGCGCGCCGCGCCGCGAACTTCGTCGGGCTCGCGTGGCGCGACGGGCGGCTGATCGTCAACGAAGGCCCCGACTGCTACTTCACCGAAGCGGACAAGCAGTGCCCGTATCACAACCTGACGTTCCCGGGCGGCCCGGTGAGCGACGCGCGCCGCGTGATCGCCGCCTACCAGACGACGTTCCGGCAGAACGCCGCGACGATCCCGCTCGTGTGGGCACTCGGCGGCCACCTGAAGGCGCTGCTCGGCTTCTGGCCGCACCTGACGATCCAGGCGAACAAGGGCGCGGGCAAGTCGACGCTCATCAAGCGGCTCGAACGCTCGCTCGCGTTCACGATGTTCTCGGGGCAGTCGCTGCAGACCGAATTCCGCTTGCTGACCAGCATCAGTCACACGAGCCACCCGGTCGGCTGGGAAGAACTGTCGGCACGGCGGCAGGACGTGATCGACAAGGCGGTCGGGCTGCTGCAGGAGAACTACCAGTACACGGTGACGCGGCGCGGCACCGACATGACCGAATACCTGCTGTGCGCGCCGGTGATGCTCGCCGGCGAGGACGTGCCGGTGCGCAGCCTGCTCGGCAAGCTCGTGCGCACGACGCTGACCGGCAAGCGCGGGCCGCTGCTGCCCGACGACCTGCCGCGCTTCCCGGTCCGGCAATGGCTCGAATTCCTGACCGGGCTCGACCGGCGCACCGCGCTCGACCAGTACGCGACGCTGCGCGACAAGGCGCTCGCCGGCTGCCGCGCGAGCGGCGAGGACGACGGCGCGCGGCGCATGGCCGGCAACTACGCGGCCATCGGGCTCGCGTGGCGCTACCTGTGCGAATTCGCCGGCATGGATCCGAGCGAAGGCGATTTCCCGCGCGACCTGATCGCCGAGATGAACGGCCACGTCGCCGAAACGAGCGCCGACCGCGAGCCGTGGGTCTGGATCATGGAAACGGTGCTGTCGGAAATCGACGGCGGCAACTACAAGCATCCGTACACGTTCGACACCGTCGACGGCGAATTCTGCCTGCTGCTGCGCACCGGGCACGTGATGGATCACCTCGCGCACACGAGCGCGCTGCGCGACAAGTGGAACGGCCTGCCCGTGAAGTCCGATCGCGTGTTCAAGGCGCAGCTCAAGCACGCCGGCGTCGTGGTCGGCGAGAAGGAGGTCGAGCGCCGCATCTACATGCGCCGCGTGCCGTACCTGACGCCCGTGTCGCTCGAGCGCCTGGCCGCATTCGGCCTGCACGTGTCGGTGCGCGAGGATCTGGCGACCGACGCGCTGCACGGAGGTCGTCCATGAGCCACGCCCTGTACGACGCGTCACCGCGCGGCGGCGCCCGCCGGGAGCCGGCAGGCAGCGCACGCGAGTCGTGGTTATCGCGGGTGCCGGCTCGCAAGTCCTTGATTCCTGAGGGAACTGCCGCCTTGCGTCGCGCCGGGTTCGCCACGTGTCACGCCGCTTTTGCCACGAGTCCGGTTCGCGCGCCGGCTGCCGTCCCTTCTTCTTTCTCTCTCTTCAACTCATTGAAGAAAAAGAAGAAAGAGAACCGGGAAGCCATTGAGATCCGCCGCCATCGCGCACCACGAGTCAGGGCCGCGCTGCCATCGGTCGCCGGCGATGCAGCGGTTTCGCGCCATGGGTTCCACGCGGCCGCCACGCCTGAATGATGGCAACCGATGGCCAATAAAACGCTTGAACATCAACGTGTTATGCACTCTTCACACGCGATCCATCAATCCACGAGTTGCGCTGCGTGCCCGCCCGGCGCGCGGCCTGCCGACAGCGCGCATCCGGCCACCGTCGACCTGGCCGGCGCCGCGGCCCTGCTCGGCGCCCATCCCGAAACGGTGCGCCTGAAGGCCCGGGCCGGCGCGCTGCCCGGCCGCAAGGTCGGCAAGCGCTGGATCTTTTCCGTCGCCGCCCTGCAGCGCTACCTCGCCGGCGAATGGCTGCCGCCAGTCGCCCGGAACGATCAGCACGATCAGCAACAGGAAACCCGCCCATGTCGCTCTACAAACGCAAGACCAGCCCGAACTGGCAATACAAGCTGTACCCCCCTGGCGGCGGAACGCCAGTACAGGGAAGCACTGGCACCCGCGACAAAGCGCAGGCCCAGGAATTCCACGACCGGCTGAAGGTCGACCTGTGGAACCAGGCGCGGCTCGGCACGAAGCCGCGCCATTCGTGGAACGACGCGGTCGTGCGCTACGTCGGCGAACGCGCGGGGCTCGCCAGCCTGGAAACGTCGAAGATTCACCTGCGCTGGCTCGACCGGCACCTGTCCGGCGTCGCGCTCGTCGAGATCGACCGGAATCGCGTCGACGCAATCGCGCTCGCCAAGCGCCGGGAGCCGCGCACGGTGCGCACCCGGCACGGCATCGTCGAGACCGACCGGGCCGTCAGCGACGGCACCGTGCGTCGCGTGATCGGCGTGCTGAAATCGGTGTTGAATGCGGCGGTCGAATGGGAATGGCTGGAGCGCGCGCCGGTCACGAAGCGCGCGCAGATCGTCTCGAAGCGCATTCGCTGGCTGACCCCGGCCGAAGCGGAGCGGCTGCTCGCCGAACTGCCCGCGCATCTCGCCGACATGGCGCGCTTCAGTCTCGAGACCGGCCTGCGCCGCTCCAACGTGACGGGGCTGCGGTGGTCGCAAGTCGACCTGGCGCGGCGCGTCGCTTGGATCCACCCTGACCAGGCGAAGGCGCGCAAGGCCATCACGGTGCCGCTTTCGGATACCGCGATCGCGGTGCTGCGCCGCCAGCGCGCGAACCCGCGGGCGCCGGAATGCGCGGACAGCGTGTTCACCTATCGCGGCAGGCCCGTCTACCAGACGGCAACGGCTGCCTGGGCCAAGGCGCTGCAGCGTGCCGGCCTGAGCGATTTCCGCTGGCACGACCTGCGTCACACGTGGGCGAGCTGGCACGTGCAGCGCGGCACGCCGCTGCAGGTGCTCAAGGAGCTGGGCGGATGGGAGACGATGGAAATGGTGCAGCGGTACGCGCACCTGTCGGCCGACCATCTCGCGCAGTGGGTCGCGCCGCTGACGGCCGAGCCCGTGCCGGTGCCAGCTGCAATTCAGCTGCAACGAGACAGTGCGACGCAAGGAGAAAACCGCTGAGAGCCTGACTAGGCTTGGCGCGCCCGGCTGGGATCGAACCAGCAACCCCTGCCTTCGGAGGGCAGTACTCTATCCATTGAGCTACGGGCGCCTGTGACAGTGAAGCGACCCCAATATACAGGCCGTCCACGATTGGCAAGACGGCAAGGATACCCGGTTTCCCATGACGCGTCCACCTTGCCCGACGAATCCTCGCCGGGCCGCGCCGCGTGCGGGTAAACACGCGCCATCGCACCGCTCGCCGTGATGTAAACGTTCCGTCTATAATCGACCGGGCTTCATTGGACTGCCATTTTGCCGTTGCACCGCGCTCACAATTCCTAATCACGGAGACGAGGCAAGCATGAGCGAAGCACCCCACGAATCTCCCGTCAAAACTCCCGGGCAGCTGATTGCCGTCATCATCGCGTCGTTCGCGATTCCGATCATCCTGATCGTCCTGTTCGCCAACTATGCGAACCATGCGTTCCGTTACGGCGCCGGCACGGACGCGCTATCCGACGAACAGGTTGCCGCGCGTATCGCCCCGCTCGCGCAGGTCGACGTGAAGGACGCCAACGCGCCCCGCACGTACAAGACCGGCGAGGAAGTCTACAAGGCCGTCTGCGTGACCTGCCACGGCACGGGCGCCGCCGGCGCGCCGAAGTTCGGCAACAAGGACGACTGGGCGCCGCGCATCTCGCAAGGCTTCGACACGCTGCTGAAGACGGCGCTGGCCGGCAAGGGCGCGATGCCGCCGCGCGGCGGCACGAGCCCCGACGACGTCAGCGACTATGAAATCGCCCGTGCGATCGTCTACATGGCGAACAACGACGGCGCGAACTTCCCCGAACCGGCCGCGCCGGCCGCCAACGCGGCGCAACCCGCCAACGGCGCCGCGGGCGCGTCAGGCCCGGCGGACGCCGCGAGCGCGCAAATCGCCGCGGCCCAGGCTGCGCTCGCCGCGATCCCGAAGGCCGGTGAAGCACCGGCGGCCGCGGCCGCCCCGGCCGGCGCCGACGCCGACGCCGGCAAGGCGCTGTACACGTCGACCTGCCAGGCCTGCCACGCGGCGGGCGTGCTCGGCGCGCCGAAGTTCGGCAGCAAGGAAGACTGGGCGCCGCGCCTGAAGGACTCGATGGATACGGTCTACAACTACGCGCTGCACGGCAAGGGCGCGATGCCGCCGAAGGGCGGGTCAAACGCGTCGGACGCCGACGTGAAGGCCGCCGTCGACTACATGGTCAACGCGTCGAAGTAAGCCCACCCGGCCGTCAGTAAAAAACCCCCGCGACGCATACGCATCGCGGGGGTTTTGTTTTGTCGGCGTCACTGGATCGCCGGAACGCCGTGCGCCCGGCGGCGGCGCCTCATCACTTCTGCAGCAACGCCTTCAGGCTCGCGAGCCGGTCCTTCGGCGACATCGGCGCTTCTTCCGGCGTCGGCGGCGGCGCGTCGTCGAGCCCCATCTCCGGGATGAAGCGCGACGGTTCGCACACGACCGTCTCGCGCGCCCGCTTGCGCTTCTTGCACCAGTTCAGGTGCAGGCTGCGCTGCGCACGCGTGATCGCGACGTACATCAGCCGGCGCTCCTCCTCGATCCGCTCGTTGTCGATCGGGCCGTCGTCCTCGCTGCCGCCGCGGTGCGGCATGATGCCCTCCTCGACGCCGACCAGGAACACGTGCGGATACTCGAGCCCCTTCGACGCATGGACGGTCGACAGCCGCACGGCGTCCGGGTCTTCATCCTTGCCCTCGAGCATCGACATCAGCGCGACGGTCTGGATCAGGCCGAGCAGGTTCTTGCCCGTATCGGCGAGCCCGTCCGCGTTGTGGAAGCCTTCCGCTTCGCCGTCGACGGCCTCCGTCTCCGGCTTGGTGCCCTTGCGCTTCAGCCATTCGAGGAATTCGAGCACGTTCTGCCACTTCGACTGCGCCTGCCGTTCGTCGAACGCGTCGTACAGGTACGCCTCGTAGTGGATCGCCTCCATCATGTCGTCGAGCACGACCGTTGCAGGTTCCTTGTCCGCGCGGTCGGTCAGGCGCTGGATGAAGTCGCAGAACATCCGCAGCGGCTCGACCTGCCGCGCGGACAGCCGCGCCTCGATCCCGCCCATGTACACGGCCTCGAACAGCGACACCTTCGCCTGGCCCGCGAA